TCATTCCTTTTTATCATACAAACACTGGAGAATTGCTTTTGCAACTTCACTTACAATAGGCACGACAACCGAGTTTCCAAATTGTTTGTAAGCTTGTGTGTCTGAGACGGTGATTTTGTAAGAATCGGGAAAACCCATAAGCCTTGCACATTCCCTTGGGGTCAGGCGTCGAGGATTTTTCCCCACTTGGGGAATCAGAATTTCTGATCCATCTTTATAATATCGTGCGCTTAGGGTCCGTGAAATGCCTTCTTTATCGATCAGACTGTAGCCGAAACCATTTCCCATGCGCTCATGTTTCTTTTTGTACGCTTGAAGATATTCCCAAAGGTGATCAGTTAGCGTGTATTTATCATCTGTTTGTTCTTCTAGGATATCCTTCAATTTAGGTTGAGTATTTTTTATTTCTGGAAATTTAAATTCAGTTGGTTCTCTGAAACCGACGATAAAGATTCTTTCTCTATGCTGTGGTACTAGTAATTGAGCGTCTATAATGCTATAATAAACATCGTAATCGAGCTCATCACGTAGGACATGATAGATTATTTCGAATGTTTTGCCGCTGTCATGATGCTGAAGATTTTTTACATTCTCTAAAAGAAAGGCTTTTGGGCGTTTCTTTTTAATAATCCTTGCCGCTTCAAAGAACAATGTTCCTTTAGCTTCATTGGCAAATCCATCTGGGATATTAAGGCTCTTTAACTTTGAGACCCCTGAAATCGAAAAGGGTTGACAGGGGAAACCTGCTACAAGAATATCGTGATCAGGTACGTCTTGTGCGTCAATGCTACAAATATCCCCTAGAGGTTTTTGACCGAAATTCTCGGAATATGTCTTTTGCGCAAACCTGTCGATTTCGGAGGAGAAAACACATTTACCGCCTTCATTTTGGAACGCTAACCTTGTTCCACCTATGCCAGCGAAAAGGTCAATGAAAGTGAATTTATGCATCTTATCCCCTCCTTAACCCTAGTCTATTCTCTGACAAATTAACTATTTGCTATAATTCCGCATATTATGAGCTTAGACTCCGAATGCTAAACAAGCTACATACTGTTTTTAGAATGCAAAACGTGCAATCGTTTTTAACATCTCGAGTTATACCTAAATGGGCTGGGTCTGGTAATCAGTCTGTTTTTCTTTTATGAACCGCAATCTCTATATTTGGCTTTGAAAACTTTTAGAGCGCACTTGCGGGTCCGTGGCTCAGTCAGGCTAGAGCGGAGGACTCTTAATCCTTAGGTCGCGGGTTCAATTCCCGTCGGACCCGCCAACATTTACACGAAAGAGTACTGGCTTTTTTTCTTTTTTAGCTTCTTTTCTTCCTCAGCGTACGCTCTATACTGCTTCTACGCATAGCTCGACAGTTCACTATTGTATGGACTGCATTTTTTGGTGCGGGCGCTGCTCTGAACCGTCGATGCGTGGCAGACGATCAGTAGGCCGCGTGGCTTCTTCTGATGCCTGCGATAACTTTAAGGAATCCAGGAGGCGCTAAGTTTTTGGCTGAGCAACCTGATAGAAGTCAAAATTTTGGCGTTTCTAAGTCCAAAGTCAAATTTGACTTCTCCACAGTACGCTCCCGCGTCATTCCCATCCTCAAGGGTATAGAGGTCAAAATGTACCCTGCCAAGATAGGGCGAGCCCGTGGATGGAGCAAACAGCATGTAGCCTACTATGTAGCAAAGATGGAAAAGGCTGGTCTAATCCGCCGATTGAAGCGCAGCAATTTCGTCGATTACGAGTTAACCGAGAAAGGTCAAAACTTTCTCATATCATGTGAGGGAGTCCTCTTCAGCAGTGGCGTCTTTCGGTTGCATCGGTGTTTCTTCAAGTTTCCAGTTTTACGTGAGGGGGTTTATCCTATGAGTGATTTTAGGCGGATTGAGATGGTGAATTGGACCGCACTTTTAGGTTTGGAGCAGGGCGTTAAGGTTAGGCATACGACGACGTCTTGGATTGTTCATGTGGAGACACTGTATGGCCGCAGCCCAGGAGAGCTTGTGACGATGGCTAAGAACTTGGCTGACCGAGTAGCTAAGGGACTATCCAGTAAGTATGGTTGCGTGTTAGGTGAGGGGCAGATTAACAAGCGCCATGAGTTGGGCATCGACGACCCAGTCGCCAACTTGCTGAATCGCTATTTTACGGTGAGTTCTCCAAAGCGGGTTATTGATGACAGCCCAGGAGAAGACGAGGGTGAGCTTGACCATCTTGGCCGTGACGCCGCAGTCGAGTATTTGCTGATGCCGGAGCGGGTTAAAAAGCTTGAGGGGCAAATGGGTAACGTCCTGTATGATTTAGAGAAAATCGCGGGCAGCCTAACCAAGCTAGACAAGATGGGCTATGACTTAGCCAAAGTTGCTGAGGTCCTATGCAAGCTTGCTGATCCCGAAGGCAGTCAAGGCGTGGCTAAAGCTTCTGCTGATGGAGGTAACGGCTATGTCTCTTAGGCTGATTAAGGCGTTTTTGGCAGTGGAAACCTGTTCAAAAGCCATTTTACCAGTATACCGAGGGCATGGGAAAAGTCCATGCTTTTCAGAAGTCGTTTTTCTACGGTTGCTTGGTGTAGATTACCGAGTGCTAATAGTCGCGTGTGTTGATGGAGCGAAAACCTTGGAGTGTGCATTTTGACATGGAAGCAAGCGATAAACCTGTTCAAAACACGGCATTTCCAGCCCAAAAAGCGCCAAAAACTAAGCGCAGCCAAGCCGATAAGGTTGGGAAACTCAAGTACCTCCTCGCCAAGGACAAGAAACTCGACCGAGACGTCGCCGAAATCAAGCTGCTACTCCGCGTTATCTTTGCTGGCATGAAGGATTCACTACACTTTGAGAAGTCGCTTATCGAGGAGGCAGCCTGCGAAGATGAACTTGACAAAGCCATTCTTCAGCTGCTGTACGAAGCAGGCGCTCCTGGGCTGTTGCCTAAAGACATAGCCGCCAAACTGGTTGAGTTTAACATTGCTCGTCATCAGGTTACTCGACGAATTGTTCGCATGAATAAGCGACTGGCTAAGGAATTGGATTCTCCGGTTGTTGAACGGCGGGGTTGGTGCTGGGCAATGACAAGCTTCGGCGTCGACGCCTACAAAGCATCAGAGAAAGACTTGCTATCCGAAGGCGTGGACTTACACAGCGCTTCTAAAGAGGAGAATTAACTAATGGCGTTAACAGAGCGGGAAAAAGAAATCTTGCGTTTAAAAGCTAAGGGAGTATCGGATTATGGAATCGCCCGCAAGCTAAAAATGGAAACGCCTAACGTTACACGATCAAGAAAGAATGCACTGAAAAAGATCGAGCGTGCGAGGGCCGATTTAGACTTCCTAGATAACCTTGATAGGGGTTTTTCGCTTTAATATCGGACTTTATGATTCAAATCATAACCTCACATAAATTGTGACATTTTTGATATAAATGATCAAGTCACCGCACATTGACAAGGTTTGCGTTATGAGAAAATATAGGAAAGAGGATTTCAAATCAGTAAACTGCTTATATAGTGTTTTAATTTTATGAAATCACTAACTTCATTGTTGTTCCATTAAATTGAAAAGCATAAATTAAATTTCAATACAATGGAACGTCTACCAGAGTAACAAACAGAAAAGGCTTTGAGAGTCTTACTTTAATATTGGCGAATGCCGCTAATCATTCTTTTTTCTAAGGATAGTCTTAAAAACCTACTAATCCCCAATAATCCAAGTTGGGTGCTTAGATGCCAATAACTCAGACAACTAGACGCAATATACTTCAAATTTTGCGATCAGAAGGTATCGATTGGAGCGGTCGACTTGATGACGTCGAATTTCTCAAGAGAATCTACGATTTGGATAAACTACCATCTAATGATTATAGGTTTGATTCGGCATCAGGCGAAATATGGCAACATACAGTTAACAATCCTTATGATTGGGATGATTATTGGATTTTCGATGATGAAAGATTCAATCTCTCTGGCTGCCCCGATGAACAATTTTTACGCTTTTTGGCTGAGATGATAAACCCTATAGTTCGACCCGATAGCAAGGAAAGGGAGACCCTGTTGAATGTATTTAACGAACAATTAGAGCCTGATGGATACCAAATAGTCGAGACAACCACAAGATTCGGCAATAAGCGTTATGAGGCAACAGGGATTTTGCAATCGGCAATAGGTATTGAGCAGGTCAAGGAAATTGCGGAAAGAATGACTTCCGAACGCCTTCAGAAAGAGATAGTTCGAATGACAAATGCTATTGAGACAGACCCGGAATTGGCAGTAGGAACAGCAAAAGAATTCATAGAAACAATATGTAAAACCATCTTAACCGCTAGACAGAAACCGTACAAAGCCGACGAAGACCTCCCAAGGTTAGTTCGCATGGTTATCGACGAGATAGGACTTGAGGAGGGTAGTTCTGACGAAAAAGTAAACCTTCTCGTTCGAAGGATCATTGGTAATTTGAATAGCTTAACTGGGTGCATAGCTGAACTGAGAAACCTCCATGGAACAGGACATGGAAAGGCTGAGAAGACGATTATTATACAAACCAGTCATGCGGCCTTGGTGGTTAATTCAGCGATTACAATTGGCTTATTTTTTTATCGGTCGTTCGAGGGGCTGAAGTAATTGACCCATGTGATGACAAGCTAAAAAGTCACGGCTTACAATAATTAAGCAAGCCTAATCTAGAACGTTTAACGTTGGGTATCCTTTAGTCAAGATGATTGGAATGGCAACACATAATCCAAGACATAATTTCAACTTTGAAGGCGGAGACCTATTACATACAATGGGGGCTTCTTGGTTTGTCTCTTACCATTATAACCTCCATATTGATCGAGGGCATATAAACTGGCAAAAGGTATCAACTTATCGAAACCGAATGAGTGTATACAATGGGAGCAAAAGATATCACCGCTTCTTTTTATCACAAATAGTTGGGATGAATGAAGGTAATTTGAGTAAGAATACGCTGGGTTTGAGTGGGCTTGAGGTAAAGCAAATGGCAAAGAGATTACTGACGCACCTTGGATAAAATGGCTGGCTTAATCATTAATAATGGGACTGCCTTATTTGGGCCCAAATAAACGTCTACTCTTTAAAGTCATTAAGAATAAAGAGATTTTCAAACGAGTTTTTGAGGTTTTGCCAACCGTTTAGTAGCGATCCCTGATAATAGTTGCCGCATTGGTAATCATAATCAGGGTATTTATTGCTAAACCTATCCTCTATGTTTTGGATCTCGTTTTCCACACTTTTAACGGCTAACTCAACTTTCATCTGGTTAAAATACTCGGGGTTTTTGATAAAATCAAGAAAGACTTCAATATAGTCTTCTACCCTTTTTTGAAGTTCCTTTGTTTCATATATTGCAAAATTGACGATATCACTCCTTACGCCTTCGGGAAGAAATTGTCGTTCTATGCTTTGTACGTCTTCTTTAAAGGAGTTTATTGATCGAAGAACATGCTCGGCACTATTCTTAATCTCAAACAGATATTCTTTTGTTAACACCTTAGTCTCATACAATGGGTAAGTCTTGGGGTCAAGGTACGGTTCCAATCCTGGTTTGATAATTTCTTCAGCAAGGGCTTTTTCGCCTACTTCTGTTCCGGGATATATCTCCATCGGATAAAGGGTAGCTTGATCTAAATGTAAACTAAAGCAGTGAATTAGGGTATCTCGGATGTCTTTCTTATTTTCTCCCGGGCCTCCCAAAATAAAGGTGCCATTAACAATGACCATGGTCATTAGTTCATCGGCGATTCGTCTTATCTTAGTAATCGCTTTCTTATGGTCATCAACGGAGAGTTTTTTGTTCATTTCTTGTAGCATTCTTTCGGTTCCTTTTTCGAGGCCTAAGTTGAACTCAACACAACCTGCAGTTATCATCATTCGAAGGAGTTTGTCCGAAAGTTTGCAGATGACATCAGCTCTTAACTCAACCATAAATCTGATATCTATATTGGACATGATTATCATTCGGCATAGGTCCTCAATCCGTTTCTGATCTGCTGGTGAGGAGTCAACGAAAAGTGCGTCAAAGAAAACAAACAATCGTACGCCATAGCTACCAGAGAGATATTGCAATTCCATGAAAATTCTTTCCGCTGAGAATACTCTTCTATCGGTGGATGTGCAACAGAAAGCACAATGGAAGGGGCATCCACGACTGCCCACGATTACGCCAAAAGGAAATCGTGAGTCTCTGCCCGCAAAAGTGTACTCGAAAAAATGGATGTCATCAATTGTGTTTCCTCCACCATAGGCGTCATCTACTACACCGCAATCGACCCATACAACTGGATTTCGTCGTTCAGACAATCGATATTTGGGATTGTTAAAATAGTTTTGAGGGTCACCCAAGTGTTCTTTTAATAATTCCATATCTGGCATGGGAATGGTGGCCAAATTTGGTGGTTTTCTTACGATAAGTTCTTGCCTCTCTACTCTGATGCCGGCTATTTTAGAGAGTCTATCTTTGAATTTTGCGGGATCTACTTTTTTATGCCCTAACATAAAGTAAGCGTAGAATTTTTCTGCAATCTCCGCTACTGTTTCTTCAGCCTCACCGATTATTATTCCGTCTAATCCCTTGTAGTTTTCTAGAAGTTCTTTGTCTAAGTTTGTGTCTTTGCCAAAGTGTGGACCTCCCGCCAAAATAAGGCAGTCTGGAAACTCCTTTCGAAGTGTAGGTAAAAGGTTGACAAGCTCGATAAGATAAAAAGTGGTGATTGGACCAAGAAGAAGGATGTGGGGTTTTCTCTTCTTGAGGAAACCGAGCATTTCATCTGAACTTCGGGTTCTTTCCTGCACAAGCCAATCCAAATTAGGTCGCAAAACTCCGGGGTTTGGCTTTGAGGCTTCGGCTTCCTTTCTTAGTGTGCAAACATAGTCAACCAACCCAACGTTAACAAAGCCTTTCTTTTTCAGAAAACTACTTACTGATAACAACCCTATTGGGTAGGATCGACTCTCATCCCTAAACTCTTCAAAATTGACAAAGTCAACCCTCAGACGTTTCTTGCTTTTCCAGTCTTCTTCTGCATAGAAGGGGATTAAATCGCGTATATCCAAGGGTGACTTTTCAGATTGTCAGATTTGGTTAATAATTTTTGCTAAGGCAATAAGCGACTTACTGTTTAAAACAAAAAGGTCTTGCATGTCCTGTTTAGGATATTATCCTGTTTAGGCTCTCAAGCCATTAACGGAATGATTGGTTTCTGAAAAGTTTTTATCCAAAAAAGCAGAATAGGTCTGATGATCGCTAAATGAAAATACTCATCGTAGGAAAGGGAATTATCGGTACCATTTACGGTTGGGCGCTATCCAATGCAGGTTTGGATGTTGTTCAATACGTCAGAAAAGGTAAGACGGTGAATTCTACTGATGGCGTTTTGATGGATGTTTTAGATGAACGCAAAGGCTATCCGAAATATAACAAGACAACTTATCACCTTAAAACCGTTGATTCTCTTATTTCTGGCGCCGATTTTGATTTAGTGATTGTTCCTACTAACTGGATTCAAACCCAAGAAGCCCTAAAAGAGATTGCGCCGAAATGCCCGAACGCCTTCTTCTATATTTTAACCTCAAATTGGGTAGGCACTGGACCCTTCGATGATATCCTTGCAAAGAACCAATACATTTTAGGGTACGCAGACGGCGGCGGAACCATCAAAGATGGCGCATACTGGGTAAACATTGGTCCCGAAATCCACATAGCGTCACCAACTGAGGAGAACCAGAAAGGTTTTGATATTATAAACACCGCTTTTGCAAAAGCCAAAATTAAGTTGGATGTTCAAGAAAACATGCTGCATTGGCTCTGGGTGCACAACGCAGGATCGCTTCCCATATTGGTTGCGTTTCAGAAATACAAAAACATCGACGCATACCTCGAAGACAAAGACTTACTTAAAAAATCCTTCATAGCCACACGCGAATGCTTAGATCTCTGCGAGAAAAGGGGTGCTGCCTCAAACAAGTACCCTGAATTGTCAGCGTTCAAACTACCCCTGCCATTATTAATTCCACTGTTCAAACGCAACTTCAAACATAATGAAAGCATGCAACGCTATACCGCTCACGCCGATCGAGTTCCCATAGAAGACATCCGTGTGAACTACAATGACATACTAAAAACTGCACAAGAATACAGCTTTGACATGCCCAACTTTAAGGAATTAGGCGTCTTGCTGAAATAACTTGTAACTATTCTCAAATTCTCGGGATTTTTTCATTATCCCATTTTTGATAATATCATGTTTAGGCTCTCAAGCCATTAATCCTTAGTTACGGCTTATTTTGCGGTTTAGTTATGTCTCAGGATGGCTCTGGTTGTAAGGAGTGCAAGCGGCTTATGGAGCATGTAGCTTCGCTCTTGCCTTTCAAAGTTCTTGAGGCCATGTCGGGCAAACCCTTGAGTATTCGGGGAGTAGCCATGTGCAGTGGCATGAGTCGAAACCACAATATCTACACCAGCGAGGAGCTGCAAGCCTTCACTGGCAAACTGGCTAATTCGCCAGTCTATATCGAGCATGTTGCTGTTCCCAACGCGATCGGCAAGGTTACTAAGACCGATTGGGATGGTCACAACCTTTGGTATGAAGCTGAGATTTACGACGCGGCAACAGCTGAGAAAATTCGCAAAGGCCTAATCCAGCACGTCAGCGTCGGTGCAGACTATGAAGCCGTTGATCTTGTGGACGGCAAGGTTCCGCATGGCTTGCATAATGCCGAGTTAAGCCTTGTAGCTGTTCCCGGTATTCCCGAGACTAACGTGCAGGTTATGGAAAAGCTAACTCAAACAGAGGGCAAACTAACTGAGGCGCAAAAAACTATCGAGGACCTGCGCAAACAAGTCCCGGGTTGCGGCTTGCTGAAGAATCCTCCTAAAATGATTGCTGTTTCTGAAGCTGCCAAAATGGTTGAGTCTGTTTTGCCTTCGACTATGGTTCAGCGGAGTTGGAGTCTTGGACCTCAGCGTATGTGTCAAGAACTGCGAAGAGTAGTTCAACAGCTAGAAAAGCAAGCGGGAGGCTGCTAGCTGTGTTTATACTCATTTCTATGAGGGAGAGTACCAAAGGACGAACTTTGGGAAATTCAAAACAGAGAATCGAATTGATTAGATGACTGATAGAACAGGCAAAGCTTGGATGGCTGCAGGAGAAACCGACGATCCAAACGCCATCATCGAATCTTTTGAAGCCGCAGCAGGTATCACCAAAGGCTCACCCGTCTATTTGAGCGCCGATGACAAAGTTTCGGCTAGCCCAGGCGGAGACGATGCTATAGGCGTAGCAACTAAAACAGTTCTGGCAGCGGAAATGTGTCCGGTGCTTAAACGTGGCAGAGTAAAAGTCACAGCAAACGGAGCCATAACACGGGGCAAAGCAGTCTGCGCGGCTGGAAGCAACAAAGTAGCCCCATTGGTTGATCAAGCAGTCAACGAAGGCGGCGCAGCAACCTACACCATATTCTACAACCGTAAACTCGGCACAGCCCTTGAATCCACGACCACAGATGGCGACTTGCTATTCATCGACGTGGAGAAGTGACCGCATTGAAACCTCGACTTTTTGAAGCCCTAATGGCAAAACAAAGCGACCAACGCGAAGTCTATGAGAAACTCAAGCAGAAAGCCGACCACCCATTCCTCAAACGCTACTCGCAGATGGGTGTCAAAGAAGGCTTTTTCAGCGACATGGCAAGCGCCCTTGGTAGAATGCACGACACCATGGTGGATGCTGCATGGCCTGAGCTGATTGGCAGAAACATAATCACCGTCATGCCAACATCAGAGGCAATGGAGCGTTTCCCACTTGACGCAGGCGCAGTTGGCTACCGCTATGCAGAAGGCGCAGTAACAAGGCTAAGCTCAAAGAAACCCTCCACCGTAGACATCTACACTAACCAGCTAGCCGAATCCTCCGATGAATGGAGCCGCGAATACCTCGAAGATGCCACTTGGAACGTAATGAGCAAAGCTGTCGACAACGTAGGCAGAGCCCTTGGACAAAATGAAACCGAAGTAATCTTGGCATTGTATGCTGCAGTTCAATCCAGCGACTTAGCAACCGGCGCTGAGTTAGCAGGCGGCGGTCTTGTCGCTAGCTGGGCATCACTGTTAAGCTTGCATGAGGCTGTCCGAAGAGAACACTGGCGCCCCAACGTGCTCGCCGTTAACGAGATGCAACTGCACCAGCTGCTCAACGATGACAAATTCGTTAAATCCGTCTACCTGCCAAGCAGTGAAACCGACATCGCACAAGGCACCATCGGTAGCGTACTTGGCATGACAGTGCAATCAAGCACACTGGTACCCAACGGAACAATGTATGCAATTGACACCCGAGTAGCTTCCGTTATGCTTCTGCGGCGAGACGTCACTGTTGAAGACTGGGAAGATGTCAAAACAGGTAAGTACGGCGTCCGTGGAACCACACGGTTTGGCGCTGGCATCCTCCGGTCCAAAGCTATTGCCCGAATGACCAACGTAAAGCAGACCATGACCTAAGCTGCCGCCTAACAACAGTTTTTTTCCTCCCTCTTTTTTGGGAAACAAAAAATCCTTGAGGTTATTCCTGCATGAGTAATGTCTTAAGAAAAATCCGCGAAGTACTCTCCTATGCACCCGCTTCTGGCGTGGCATCCCCAAAAGACAGAGTATTCTTTGACACCTCATGCATCCCACTAGCCGACGTCATGAAGCTCTATGACAGAGACCCAACCTGCAAGAGCAGCGTGGACCTGTTGGCGGCTTCGACGGTTGGCATGGGCTTCTATACCACGGTTGACGAGAAATACGATAAAGCAGTCGAAGCTAAAGCAGCAGTGGATAGGTTCTGTGAAGATGTCAACCTTGACGGCTTACTAAACGATATGGCCAAGCCGCTGATTGCTTGTGGTAACGATTTCTGGCTAAAACTCGCACCTGAACGGCTAGCTGACATGCTGCGAATGCCGATTGATTCAGTCCAACGCATAGGGCTAAGCTCTGTCCCTACGCTAAAAATTCCCTATAAAGTCACAGGCTACCAGCTCCAAGCCACCTACAGCGGAAACACTGGAAACGAGCTAAAACCCGAAGCTGTCATTCACTGGCGCCTAAACGGCGATGTTCCATCTGGGTTCGGCGTTGGCTTGCTGCAGGTTCTACTTCACACCTTAACCGTTGACACGGATAAGCGCCCCTCGTATGCTTGGATGAAAGCCAAGATAGAGAAAATTCTACCTAACATTTTCGTTAAATACGCTGGGCCTGACGTCGTTGTCCAACTTGAAGGCCAGAAAGAGGATACTATCAAAAAGTATGAAAGCGCAATTAAGAACCGCCCGGAAGAGGGGCAGTGGCTTTTCAGTGGCGCAAAATCCGTTGGCGTCTATCCAGTGTCTATTGACCCGAGGGCACGTTTTGAGTATTACATTGATCACATGGTAAACCAGTTCTACCTCGGGTGCGAAACACCGTTGCCGCGGCTTTTTAGTACTCCTGGTTTCACTGAAGCATCGGCTAGAGCAGCCTTAGACCTTCAAGACATGCTCATAAAACCTGTCCAGCGCTACATCAAGCGTCAAGTTGAGAAAGAAGTCTTCGCCGTTACTGTAACGCAGGCTGGTTTAGACGCCTCTAAAGCGAAGGTTAGGCTCAATTTTGGTAGTCCCGAAACACCCGAGTTAGTCCCTGCCGATTTGATTAGGGCTGCTGAGCTTGGGCTGGTACGAGCGGAAGAGTTCCGCAAGAACGCTGTCAAGTTTGGTTGGGAACTTTGGGATACCAAAGAAGCCGATGCCACTAAGACCGAAGGAGGCACCTAAAATGGCAAGCGTAACTGTCGATGACGTCAGAGACGTTTTGCACATAGCCGACTCAGACATTCCCGACGCCAAAGTGCTCAAGATGGTTAAGCGTGCCGCAGTCACGTTAGGGCTTGAACTGAACTCGCAAATTGAGTATTCAAACTGCGGCGAGACAGAAAAAGAAGCCATCACCGTTTTGGCTGCCATTTATGCGGTCTGCTATTTGACAGGCGGCTCAGCAATCGGCTTAAACTTCAGTGTCGGCGATTTGAGCAGTTCTAACTCTTCATTACCGAGCTTAGCTGTGCTGCAGGCAGAGTTTGAGCGCCTTCTTGCAGGCCTAAAAACACCTTATGTGGGGAGCGCTTAGCTATGGGAAATGTTCCTGAAGCCTACTACCAATTCGTTATGGACTACGCGCCCAACGTCTATGTTATTCCACCTAGCACTCCTGACCCAGCGTATGGTAAGGGCGTTTTGGCGGCTAGCTTCGCCATCGACTTTCTCTGTGAAGCCTATTCTACGGAGCAATTCGAGAACAGAAAAGCAGATATCTACAGTAAAGTCATGGAACTTGCCGATTGGGTTCTAACCCAGCAGTGCCTTGACCCAGTCCGTAAGGCTTATGGCGGCTTTAAAAGCGCAGAGGAAAGCACCTATTATTACAGTGTCGATGTTTGCCGAGTCATTCCTTCACTACTTAGCGCCTACGAACTTACCGACGATGCCCGTTATTTGGAAGCTGCTAAGCTAGCCGGTGGAACTTTTCTCAAAATCATGCAGGACCAGCAGGCCTATGGCGGCTTTGCAAGAGCAGTAACGATTGGCGATGCATGGCTTCTGCAATTGGATATTGAGTGCCTTTATGGCTTGATCGGCTTAAAGATGCTAGCCGAAAAGCACGACAGCCCAAACGCTTCAGTCTACCAAAGCATAATGCGCAAAGCAATAGGCTTTCTCCGATTTGGTTTTGAGAATCTCTGGTTAGACTTTGACCCTGCCGATGGCAAATGGCACCGGGTTGGCTTAAGCGAGAATGAGGTTTACGATGACCCGTTCGCGTATGCCTTGCTGGGGATGTATGCGGTTGAAGGCTGGAGTATTAGCTGCCAAAAGGTCTACAACAGCCTGAACAACATTAGAGCTAGCGCAAAGTATCCAGCTTATGACCCTGCAGTTTGCTGGGCTGGCTACATAGATGTCGTTAGCCGCTTCTCAGCCTGTGACTACTACGACGCCGTCACAAGTGGGATCCTTTGGGAAATCCGCACCAACCACGACAAGCCAAGCCTAAAACTAAGCGTAGAAGTCATCGGCAAACACGCAGCGGAGTTTATGTTTTGGGGCGCCAAACACACAGACTACAGCTATGTCGAAAACAAGCAGGCAATGGTTACAGTTTGCTGGCTAGCCGAGCTTTTCCTTCACTACGAAGAACCAGTAACCCAGTTCACAAAGATTCTAAAGAGCAAAGGCGAAATGGTGACGCTTTATCCTGTTCGAGAAGCGGCTTCAACCTTGACTTATGGGGAACCTTTGGACCTGCTAGCCGTTGTTGCCTCACTAAAAGATGAGCAAGTGATGTTGGAAGCAGGCTATTACCTGAACGACTACTTGGCATTGTACACTTTCCTTCCCGTCCGAGTGCACGACAAGATTAGGCGACAGGGCGAAGACTACGAAATCCAGACAGTGACGCCCTTCATGTTTGCGAATCAGCGGTTCTACTTCAAAAGCGTTGCAAGGAGGCTGATTGCAAGTTGAGCGAAGTAGAGAACCCGGTTGTTACCATTCTGCGGCTTATCGAGTCTCGGTTAAGGGTTGTCAAAGATGATGGCGGCTTAGCCCGTATCCTTTGCTCTCAAGCAAATTATGACCGAGAGTTGCTCAAAGACTACGACGCCCAAATCACCGTCTCAAAGACCTCGGAGCCCTGCCAAGCGCAGAAACACACGTTGGATGGCAAGCTGAGAAGGCGCATTTACTCCCTCCGAGCAACCGTAACTACGGTTGACAAGCCATCAAGCTCAGACGCTGGCAGAGTCATGCGGGACAAAGTCCTTGAGCAGCTTCTGGTGATTGTTCCCGAAAACCGCAACCTACCCGGCAGGACAGCCTACAACTTTTACCCAATAGACTCGACGTCCACAACTCACAAGGCCTCTAATGCGGCAGCCACAACCGAACCCGTGCCTTCTAATCCAGTCTGGGCAGAATTGACTAATCCCGAGTACGCAAACCTTTGGGCAAGCGACGACCTGAGATACTCAAAAAGCGCAACTGGCAGTGGCGATTTTGCGTTTATGCTTTTCCGCTTCAAAACAGGCGTCAAAACGGGAGAGAGTCGAAATGAAGCCAGAAAGCAGTGTTTAAAGCGTGTAGTTTTGGCATTTGAAGGTTTTGGGCTATCTCCGTTGGGAAACGGAGTTACCCTAAAAGTCTGGGATAACTTGGCTGGCGCTTGGAGCAATCCCCAGACTGGCATCTCAGGGACAGACGAACCCCTGACTATCACTCTAACGGCGAGCCTTACGAACTACGTCAACGATGACGGCTTCCTATACCTGATGGCAAGGACAACCAACCCATCAAATGGGGTTTCGCCTGCCGTTTTATACTGTGATTTTGTGCAAGCAACCGTGGATGTGCGTGGCATAACGTTCTGTGACGTGCACAGTTACCGAGACGTCGATGTAGTTGACGTTAAGCCGTTCCTCTATACAGAAGAAATCGTCATTGTGGCTTGGCTGTTTGAGTCAGTTGCCATTTCATAGTTACAGGTGAAAGAAATTGGTAGACACCTATCATAGCGATCAAGAAAAGTTCTATTATGTACCGGAGGGCACCTTTGGAGTAGTTCCAGCTAGCCCAGCCATGCTTGGGCACTCCTGCAGCAGCCTAGACCCAGACATAAACCCAAACAACATCAAAGTCTCAGGCACCGGTTCAATCGATCTGGTTGCATTAAAGCGTGGCTTAAGACAGCCCGTCCTAAAAGTCAAGTACCCCATCCCATCGGATGCACCCATCAACTTTCTTCAGTACGTCAAGCAGGAACTCAACGTCAGCCTTTCCCTTCAGGTGGTCTACTACAAAGACATTTTCGCCACAGCAACCGACATCATAAGCTTACTCTACAAAGGCGCCAGATTCGACAAAGCTACTCTAACATGCGACATTGACGGCATTTTGGAGTGCGAAGCCGAGTTTCCAGCCCAAGACGTCGAAGTCACCACCGCAAAAATTACGGGAGCTTCGTACACCGATTATGCCGGTGCCGTCTCTGGGAGTGAAAGCTATGTCAAAATCGGTGGCATAACTTGCGAGCGGGTGACTTCTTGGAAACTGCAGATAGACAACAGCTGCAAGCCTGTCCCAGTCATCCGTTCTGTTAACGGGCATTTGGCAAAGTACCTCACTTGGGGTAAACGGCTGCTGACAGGGGAACTCAATTTTGAGTTTGAAAGCAAACAGGAAGCCGACGACGTCTTAGCCGACACCGAGCAAACCAGTTTAGAATTCGGGTTAGGCGGTGCCAACAAAGTGAGCGTTGAGTACACCAAGTGGGAAGATTTCTCTTTGAGCGGCAAATCTGAGGACCTGATCTACGCTAAAGTTCCCTTCACGGCCAGAGGACCGTTAACAATTTCATAGGAGCAAAAAACATGCCAAAAAACGAAATCAGAATTTATGTGCAGACAATTGCTCTGATGAACCGTTTTACCAAACGCATTAGCCAGCTTCCTTTGGATTTGCAGGATGTTTTTTTGGCTGATTTGGAGACGGCGATAGAGTCGCGTCTAAAAGTTTTGGAGATGGCACAAGCATGAAGCAGGAAACATTAGAAATTGACAACCGATTCGGCGAAGAATACCAAGGCAAGTACGTTTTCAAAGAGATAACTTGGGCAAAACGTAACCGCATCATCCAAAAACACACTAAATACAACAAGCTGTCCGGCGATGTGGAGAGTAGCGATTTCATCTCTATACAAGCTGAAACCATCATGGCGAGCATGCATGGACAACCCCAAACTCACCCCATAACCATTGAAAAGCTGCTGGGCGAAGAAGACGGCATACCCATCGAGCTTGGAGAACTCTTTTCGAAGGTAGCCAACAAGCTAAATGGCATGTTGCGGGAGGACCTGCGTTTTTTACTAGAGCAATTAGACGAGGAAAGCCGCACAGCGCTCTTGTCGAGTTTAGGCTTTGCCAAACCTTCGGATGGACACCAACCGAGCTTGCCAAGCAGCCAGCCCGAACAGTGCAGGAGTTCTGCCACATCTTGAACGTAATGGACGAAATTGCTGAAGAAGAGAAACGGAAAGCGGAGCGCGAAGTAAAACGGCACTAGAAGTAACCTGCGACATACAAGGCGTAGAAGAATTTAAGGCAGCTATGCAAAGGTTAGATTCGGGCATGCAGCGTGAGGTTCACAGCTTTTTGGCTAGCTGGGCTGCCGACGTAAAAGCAGAAGCCATGCGCCTTGTTCCAGTTCGCACAGGTTATCTTCGAAGCACTATCTATGCGAAGATTCAGGAATGGGTTGCAGAGATTGGGGCAGACGCCACTTATGCCCTCTTCGTTGAGTTGGGCACCAAATACATGCAATCTCACGCGTTCCTTTATCCAGCTATCCAAGCGTATCTTCCACAACTGGAAACCGTAGTCACAGCAGCTATTGAGCAAGCAAAAGCGGAGGCTGGTCTATGAGTTTTCGAGAAATAGCTGTAACCATTCGTGCCATTAATCATGCAAGCAACGAGTTCGGCAGAATCCAAACCGACGCCGAAGCCTTGAGCGCCCGCATTAAGAGTTTAGGCGCTGCCATAGCTGGAGTCGGCGCTTCGGGGATGGCAATCGGGTACATCGCCAACCAGTTTGGATTGCTTGATGACGCCCAAACTAAGACGTTCAATTCGGCGATGATGGTTGTCACGGTCATGGGCACCTTCATGACTACCAGTGTGGGCGTGGCTGTTGCCCAGAAAGTGTATTCTGCCGCTTGTTGGGTTGCCACAGCTGCACAGAATGTCCTCAACATTAGTTATGGAACCTTCTTGGCTTTGACTGGTGTTGGTATCGCTGTTATTGCGGCTGCTGCAGTTGCAATGTACAGCTTTGCCAACAGCATGAACACGGCCACATCAAGCATGCAGAACTTCAACTCCACAGCCAGCCAAACAACTACCGCCACACGGGGCATCGTGCGATCCGGTGATATGGCGATCTATCGCCAAGGAGTCGAGGACACTTGAGCGAACCAGCGCCTCCATCTGTCACACTCTACTCTGGCGTAACAGGCGGTCCAATCAATCAGGCCGACATTCAGGAGCTGACCGTGCACTTAGGTGGAACCGAGGAAGTAAGCAGCTTCGCTTATCGCCTCCAAAACTGGAACGGCAAATACAGCCCTAGCGGCTCTCCAATCGCACTTGGCGAGGACGGCTATATCCTGATGGGGCGAGGTGCCAATTGCCCTCAGCTTATCACCACGCGAAACGAGAACATGAAGTTCCAATCAAACGCCACAGAGCACTATGTCACTGTTTCGGGTCGTGACTGGGGTGAGCGGTTATTCCGCGAATACGTAACCGAAGGTTACGCCCTCATGAAAGGCGAGGACATAGTCAAGCATCTTTTGGATTATCATTCGGGTCTGCCTCATGTGAGAAGCGCGGTTGAGCTGGTTGAAAACACTGATACAACCTTCACACGCTTGGACTATGAGAATAAGCAGGCTTGGGAAATCCTCAAACAAATCGCTCAGGACAGTGACAAAGCAGGCGCTATTGGGTACGATTTCAGGGTAGCACCAGACGGCCGCTTTGAATTTTTCCACAGAGGCGCCAAAACAAGCTCCGTCAGCCTGAATGAGCGCATTGAAGAGGCAGAAACGGAATCGGATATCCTCTCGGTCAGAAACAAAGTTACGATTTACGGCGCTGCCACTAAAAGCACACCCGTGGACGTTGATGAAACGGTTGAAAGCCTCAACCCAGCAAGCGGGTACTGGACAGGATATGGCGGCTCTCTTTCCCTCGATGCCACTCATAGGTATGGTTCTGCTGGCTCAAGCGTCAAGAACACCACGGGCGCCGCTTACAATGCTGTGAGCGTCTTCTATTTCACCGTAACCGTAAACGGCAACATGTACCCCAAACTGTTCTTGGCACTGCTGCGAGATGACCTTGTCAAGTCCGATGGCTTCTTGGTAATCCTGCATGATTCCTCGTCAAGAGTCTGTGGGCGTAACCTATCAACCGTTAACAGCATATCTGCAAGTAGCGATTGGTCAACTTTCCAGCTAGATGTCGGCGTTGATCACGCAACGGATTGGGCTGCTCCTAGTGACTTTGACTGGGTGAACATCCGTACCGTAACTGTCACGGCTTATCTGGTTACTGCGGGCGTCAGCGGTCAAGTGTGGCATGGCCAACTCTACTTCACGGGCGCAAGGTATAGCAATGTGCAAACCGATGCTGCAAGCATTGTCAGTTATGGCGAACGCCAATACGTGGACATAGTTGAGGACCTCTACAGCGACAACGAATGCATGCTTAGAGCCAAATCAATACTAGCCTACAAGAAACAGGCCAAAACCTCGCTGGTCGTAAAAAGCACCCTAATCGATTATGGAACCTCGCCTATCTTGCCCGGCGACATGATTTCGGTTACTCTGCCAAACGAAAGCATCGCCTCTGTTAGTTTCCTTGTCAAAAGCGTAGACTATCACTTATTGGCAGAAAACAACACGTTGGATGTTACTTTGAATCTTGGTTATCAGAAGCAGCTGATGGCGGACTGGATTTATGCCTTGAGAACCAGAACCGACGCCCTAAACAATTACAAGGCAAGACGGTGACCCAAAAAATGAGTAAGCAAATCCTAAAACTCTTCGAAAACATTAAACCCGGCGACTTAATAGCCGTTGACTGGTGCGATGCATCGGTCGGTAAAAGCAGCGGCTCAGGCATGACCATCGACGTCCCAGTAAAAAGCTGGGGCATATTTGTCGGTTTAATCGGCGACAAAATCAAGCATATTGTGATTGCACAGAACAGTTTTCGCTATGCCGATGGCCTGTTCGATTTAGACTACACCGCCATACCCATCGGTTGGGCACTTGGCGTAACAGTTTTGGTTAAAGAGCATATTCCGACCGATTCGGCTAGCAGGCTTGTTAACAGTTTCATGATGGGCGGGCACCGCTCGATGAATCGCCCAAGAACTTTTAGAAGAGCACTTGCGCAGCGGAGGCTAAGCATCGATGGCAGACCCTATTAAACGCGCATTGACCCGCAGGCGCTTTGAGAGAGGCCGCTTCATCGCAGAAGAGCCGCCCGCTAAGCTGGTGTTGGGCGTCAAATTCGCCATAGGTATGACGGCGTTCATGTCTGCCCTTGAGCTAGCGCACTTAGCGATCTTGCACACTTGGAACGCTGAAATCTTTGCTTCAATCACCGGACTAAGCGGTACAGTCATTGGGTTGTTTGTGGGGCAGAAAACTTGACGAAGGGCAAACCTTGGCCTGCAGATGACGAAAACAAACTCAGAGACTGGTATCAGTCGGGAACAACTGACCTCAGAGTCCTTGTGTTCAGTTTCGACGGGCGCTATACTGAAGAAGGCATACGGCAAAAGCTCCTAAAATTTGATTTACTGAAAGAACAACAACAGCCGAAAAATTCCAATTGTTGTTGTTCTACCGAACTAGCGCTTCCCCAAGAATTGCCCAGCATCGAGGAGACACTCAAGATTCTTGCAGCTGCACTTGAGGCGCTAAAGACGCCGGGGCTGGATAAGGCTGAGGTTTTGCGTTTACGTGGCATAATCGCGGGGGTTAAGGTGTACCAGGAGCGGTTTGCCGAGTATGTGCATTATCGGGAAATGGAAGAGGAATTAATGGAGGCTAGAAAAAAGTATGCGGAACTTCTCAAAAAGTCCCAGAGCAATGCATAAAGACCGCCTCCTTGAGGAGCGGGCAGGCCTACGCTCAGATATGGCGGCTGCTGAAGAGTTAGGTGAACGTAAGGTCGAAAGTCTAAGGAGCGATGTTAAGAGTTTCTTTGAGCAGGTCTTTGGGTTTACGCCTTACCGCTATCAATTGGAACTTGCGGAGATGTTTGAGAAGAACCAGTTTACGGCTGTGCGTTGGGCACGTCAGACTGGAAAGAGCTTTTCGGTTTCGGCGTTGCTTCTCAAGTATGCTTGGGAGCATCCCGACAGTTACATAGCGATTGTTGGTCCAAGCTGGCGCCAAACCAAACTCAACATACGACGAATGGGCGGTTTCTGTCGAAAGCTTCCGCAGCAGCCAGGATTGCATGTCCAAAAAACAAGGATTACGTTACCAAACGGCAGCATGATAGAAGCCTTCCCAAACAACCCTGATACAATCAGAGGCCCAACCTTCAAAGTTATCTGGATCGAAGAAGCCAACTTCGTTCCTAACGACGAGGAACTCTACGACGCCATACTGTTTACGCTTGGAACAACCAACGGCAAGCTAATCGCGACGTCAACACCTTGGAATACGGATTCGCTGTTTTGGAAAATGTGCAACCACAAAGACTATACCGATTTTGCACGGTCGCATGTTCGGTGGAGTGATGCATTGGAACCTAATGGTCCGCTTAAGCCTGCTATTGTTGAGAAGATTAAGCGTCAGTTCGGGGATGATCCGCAACGTTGGCGTCGGGAAATGGAGGCAGAATGGGCAGAGGACGAAGACGTCTGGCTGGCTCAGAGCTTAATCGTTGCCTGCGTAGGTACGATTAAGAATTGCGGCGAAGACCTCCAAGAGTTCAACCCTGAAGCTATCTGTGAAGGCGACTTCTTTGCTGGACTCGACTTGGCGCAAACCCGAGATTACTGTGTGCTCTCAGTAGTTGAGCGCCTAAACGATAAGCTATTCCTTAGGCACCTGAAGATTTTCCAGCAACCCACACTATACGCTCAAGTCCTCGGTTACCTCAAAGCGCTGCAGGACAGATGGGGCGGATTTCAGAAAATCAGAGTTGACTTCACACGAGAAGGCCCAAGCATCATAGCCGACATGCAGACTGCAGGCATTGAGAACGCTGAAGGCGTCAACTTTAGCGTGCCGCGAAAAAGCGAGATGGCCAGCTTGCTAAAGCAGCGCATGATGAATAAGCAGTTCTATTATCCGCTGCTCAATTGGGAGCGACCATACAGAGGAGACCTTTGCACTGAGTTAAACGTGGAACGCTATGACCTGCGCAAGGATGGCGCCATCGGATATTCGCACCCTAACGGAACCCATGATGACGTCTTTTGGAGTATCGCACTAGCCGTGTTCGCAACAGTTCAGATGGAACCCGAACCGTTCCTAACAGTTATTCCAAGGTGACCAGAAATGAGGCGACAAAGAGACTTTCGCATAAGACAATTCCGACGAATCTACGACCGGACGGAAGGCAAGTTCACCTTCAACATAAGCTATGAAACTCACACTAAGCCGACGCCAAGAAGCTTGGTTGTGGCTGAAGCCTTTGGGTTAGGCATCGATGATACTCAGCGCTTCAAGGTTCTGGATGCTGAGTTAAAGATTGGGCCGCGAGACATTGTCTATATTACCGGGGATAGTGGCAGCGGCAAAAGCGTCTTGCTACGAGCAATCAAGGCGGATTTGGGCGAGGAAGCCATCGACCTATCTGATGTAGCAGTGGACGCTGAGAAGCCGTTGATCGAGACCGTCGGAGCCACAGTGGAAGAAGGCTTAGAGCTGCTAAGCAAAGTCGGCTTAAACGATGCTTTTCTCTTCCTGCGCACATATAGCCAATTGAGCGATGGCCAACGGTACCGCTACAGAATCGCCAAACTAATCGAAAGTGACAAACAATGGTGGCTAATGGATGAATTCGCTGCATGCTTAGACCGGGATACCGCTAAAATCATCGCCTACAACCTGCAGAAAATCGCCCGGCAACAAGGCAAAGCAGTCATAGCAGCCACAACGCACAGTGACCTAGCCGAAGACCTGAAACCCAGCGTTTTGGTGCGAAAACGGTTTGGGGAAGAAATCAAAATCGACTATTACCCAAACACTCCAGCAGCCGAATGCAGCCTAATCCGCGAGATGGGGGTTGAAGAAGGCACCAGAGATGATTGGCAAAAACTAAGCGGTTTCCATTACCGAGGGCACAAGGTTGCGGTTCCAAGAAAAATCTTCCGCTTAGTAAGAGGCGATGAACTCTGCGGCGTCGTAGTGTACAGTTACCCACCGCCAGCCTGCTATGGAAGACGAATGGTACTGCCGAGAATGTCAATTCAAGAAATGAACCAAAAACTTTGCATAATCAATCGGATCGTCATCCATCCAAAATACCGAACCGTAGGTTTAGGCGCCAAGCTGATTCGTGAAACACTTCCTGTGGTGGGAACGCCTTATGTTGAATTAATTGCCGTTATGGCAAAGTATTCGCCCTTTGCAGAAAAAGCAGGTATGCGAAAAATAGCGGAGCAGCAATCGGTTAAAAGTATCTCGTCTGTTTCTAAGGTGCTCTTAGAGTTGGGGTTTGATCTACAGCTCTTAGGCAGTGAACGCTATGTTAAAGGAAAACTTGAGGGCTTGAGCCCTGAATATGTAACTATGCTTAAGGATGTTTTTATTAAAAACAAGCATACACGCTTCAAGAAAGAGTTCGCAGTCAGTCGGCATCAACCCTTCGGAAAAACCGCAGATTATCAAGAAAGCGTTAGAAAAGCGGACACCTCAAAAATGGCTAAGATTATAAAAATAGTTGGGGTACTCTTGCAGACAAAAGTCTACTTATTTTGGAGAAAAAACAGCGTCTAACAGATTCATATTCCCGCTAACTCTCAACTCTCGCCATTCCAAACACTCTTATTTTAAACAAAAACTGGAGAAGTTGTGGGATAAGCAGTCCTATATCAGTTATTGAAAATAGGTTGTCGTCTAACATTCATTATTAGCACTATGACTCCTATAGAACCTACCACTGTCCCCAAAGCTATTATCCAGATATACCAGTCTTGCTGTCCTTTTGGTTGAATTCCTATCGATTGATTCCCAAGTTCGATTACCATTGTTGCGGGCTGAAGTGCTACAGTTTGACTTGACGACTGGGCTGTTATGGAACCAGTTGAACTGGCTTTTGTAAACCAAACTGTTTTAATCCCAGTAGTATTAGTGACCACGCCAGCTAACACATAGTTACCGTCGTTTGTTTGAACCGTTGCAAGAGAGGAGTTTTGGTCGGTTGAAGTATTATACTTTGTTTGCCATTGTACATTCCCATCTGAAGTCAATTTACACATAAAGAGATAGCCTTGTAAACCATTAAAGCCGTTAAGGTTATCTGAAGAACCAGAAATAATAAAGCCGCCATCGCTAGTTTGTATGAAACTTGTTTGCCCCAAGGGTTGAGATAGAGTTTCCGGCCAAATTGAATCCCATATAATACTGCCATTCGAATCTATGTTAATGACCCAGAATCGGGTACCCAGAAGCATGCCGTTGTATCCAGATATCGTGTAGCCGCCATTTAGGTTATTTAGTATTATCGGATGACCCGCACGACCTAAATCTTTAGGATAATAGGTTTGGTTCCACTCTACGTTCCCATCGGTATCTGTTTTAATAAGCCAATAATCCTGAGCAAACTGCTCTGGTCGGTTCGCCGTTCCTGCCAACATATAGCCTTTGTCGCTAGATTGAACAACAGATGTCACGTAAGCCCAGCCTGTCCCAGGCGGAGCATATATTTTTTCCCACTCAAGAGAACCAGAGGAGTTAACTTTTATCATTAAACCAACGGTTGATGTTATGTTGCCAGCAATTTTACCTACCATAACATATCCATCGTCATTTGCTTGTATTGCAGAATAAGCACCACTTGTAGTCGATTTTCCGTAGGTGCCATTCCACTCAATATTACCAAGTGTATCGGTTTTTACAAGCCAGAAAAAGCAGTCGCTACCATTTGTAATTACGTTTGAAGCTGTGCCGCCAGCTAAAGCATAGCCGCCATCACTGGTTTGTAGAATTGACTGTAGTTGAACGAAGCCCAAACCTTCATAAGTCTTACTCCACTCGGGGGCACCATTGGAATTAGATTTGATCAGGAAAGCCATTGCACTGTTTATGTTACCAGCGATAGCATAGCCTCCATCTGTTGTATTGATAAGCCCTGTAACTGAAACATTACCTAAGCCTTCAAAGTTCTCATTCCAAGTTGATGATGAAGCAGGTGCTTGGGCGTCTACCAAGTTAGCACCTATGAGCATCATTAATAGAGACATCATTAAAACAAGAATTTTGCACGTTGCTTTGTTCACGATCGGGTAAGCCTCCAAGTATTATTTACAGATTGGTATCCTATAGCTCTACTCAAGGAACGAAGTGTTCCAAGCCTGGAACATACCGTTTATTAAAGTTATGAGAGGTGTGCATAAATGGTTTTTATTGTCTTTTTAGGATTTGGGGGCATTTTTGAGCTTCACATCTGTTTCTGATTTCCTTGCAGTATCCGCCCTTTTCGAATCTGCAAAGGTGCTTTAGGCGGCTGAAGGTGAGGGTAACCGTTTCCGTGAAGGGGCAGGAACTGGCGCTGGTAAGCTGCCTGTTGACTCCGGGAGACAAAGAATATGCGAAGCTGGGTCTTCCCAAACGTTTCGAAGGCATTTTCTCCTTGACGACGAGGCCATGGTCTACGAGTCGATGAAGATGAAGCCTGACGGTGTTATGGGAGACGCCTGTCTCAGCCAGAAGTTGGTCAAAACCAGCAGATCTTGCTTTTCTCAGTGCATTCAAGATGCGCTCATCAAACGGGTCCATAACAAGCTTAATAATGCAAAAACAGACTTAAAACCATTTTTAACCATTTGTGCACACCCCTCAAGTTATTAATAAAAAAAGGGTAGTTGGCGATTAAGGGTTCAGGATAGACTTATGTATATTGAGCCCAAACTGAATCGAGGTAGATATCATTCGAGAGAACTTGCCCACCTGCTGTCCAAACACCGAAATTCCAATATGTATACGAGCTAGAAGAATATCCAGTGTAAGCCCAGTAGCTAGTTTCGCCCTGGACATTTACGTACCCGATGAATGGCCATGTGCGTGGATCAGCATCGATGTCGTTGCTTGCAAGGCATATCAGGTAATTACCTAAGGTACCCCACGTTGCTGCTCCATGACTGAGAAGCACATGTGAGTAAATTTGGCCATGGGCAGTAGCGCTAGTCCATGTACCACAAATTGCAGCGAAATCGTTGAGGCCGGGTGCGAGGAGTTCGCAATAGACATTGTCTGCAGGTCCAAGAATAACTGAGGGCTGTCCAATAATTTGGCCGCCAAGATAATGTTCTGGTTTCACTATAGTGCCAAAATAGCAACCGCCTGAAGGGACAAACGCCGGAGCAAATGCACTTCTAGAATCAGGGGCATGTTGTTGATTTATAGCTAATTGGTTAGCCCATTGAGTCCTGATTTGGTTAAGCTCGGTAGCAGTAGCATTCGGGTGCATAGCTTGTAAAATGTTTTCTAAAGGTGTTGGCAGAGTATTTGCTGGTGTGCTTGCGTGAACAGCGGTAAAACTGCTTGCCATCATTATAAAAACAAAGGCGATACCAAAAATAATTGTTAATGAGCCTTTTTTGGTCATTTTTTCACCTCCTTACCAAGATAGTTCTTACTAAGGAAGTGGTTCTTAGCTCTACAGATTAGGACATATGTACTAAACTCTAGGACAAGAAATCATAATATCGAATGGCGAATACGAAGATTACCTTCTTTAAATAGTTAAACGATTTGGGAGTCATAGAGGTCACACTCATGAAGCTGTTTGGATTCGAACTTTCTTAAGGTTTGTAGTGAATTAGAATCAGGCAGTCTCTTTAGACCCATGATAGTCGCCCAGCAAATATGGGGACTAAAATTTCATCTAACAGCAGTTTAAGCGAATTGACTGAAAGAAGAGGGATAGCTAATAAACAGTGTTTACTTATTCACCCTATTTTGTCTTTAGTTAGTACACTGCCGCTATATTCATTATCCCTTATATTATGCGACTTTTTTTAAAATATAGGCCTATCACCAATAATGACACCGTTATCACGACTATGATTATAACTGGTATGAGGTTGGTGTTTTCGAAGAGCGTATCACTCTTTGTTGCTATTGGTGTTTCAATTTGTGTGGTAGGGCTTTTTGATGGGGTCATGGTGCCGTTAGGGAACATAGAAGGTTGCACTTGAGGCGGCAGATAATCGAAATCCACCGTGAACGATCGTATACCAGACATTTCTTTACCATCAGACGCATGTGAGTAGACAATCAGCGTATGGTTACCTTCAGCTAAATTATCCAAAGATGCTTCTACACTGAAAGCATTGCCATGAGCAAAAACGCCTTTCGTATTGGTCCAATAATAAAGGCCATCTTCTCTTGTTAGATTGGTAAGTGTAATGTTGGCTTTCCCATCCAGACTGTAGCTAATATAAGCTATATCAGCTTGGTCTGTTAAGACATTAACTCGAACCTGAAATGGAACAGAAGCGGTTGCATGGACATCAGGAGCAGGGATTGGCGAAAAAATTTCAATCGATGGAGGCGGAGAATAATTTGCGCTTACTAAACCAAAGATCTGCAAAGAAGTTATTACCAATGTAAGCGTTAAAACGGTAGTTAACGCCAAATTTTTAGTATTCATACTTTTCATCAAAAGATGCTTACTTTTTACGGCTAAAAAGTGTTTTCGTCAAACTTTCTTGAGTAACTATAACTGATATAGGATGAATCGTGTACTAAAAAATAGGACAGTTCAACCGAAAGCCTATGAGCTAAGTAGTAGGGTAGTTGGTTTCGATAAAAAAAGAAGGGAGTTATTTGTGCTTCTTTTTGAATACTAATGTTGTCACTGCTGCAATTGCTACCACAGCAAACACTATCAGAGCGATCATACCAAGATCCATCGGCGTTTCATTGTTACTGGACGATTGTGGCAAAGGTGCTGTCGTTGTCGATTCAGAGTCTGAAATAGTATCTGAGACGAGGTCAGAGCTACCGTATGCTAAGTGATCCACAAGATGCACTTCTCCTGTGCCAGCCCAGACTTCAACCAAAAGCTCTGTAACACTGCCAGGCCACGTTCCATTAAGCGGTAAGGTAACGCTCCAAATAGGATACAAGACATTGGCTTCTTTTGTCTGCGATTGTAGTACTGCAACTACTTTATCCTCAGTTACATTGAACCCTGTTACTACCCAGTTATCAGACATGCGATAAGAGTAGCCCTTTATTGCGTTCATTGCGATTTTAATAGCTTCTTCTTTGGAAACATTTACGCTAGTGTCACCTATTGTATACACTGGCCGACGGTCGATTAGGCTTGAAAAGATTCCGTCTCTAAAGCCGACATCTAGTAATAGATAATCGCAGCCATTTGCAGTTTGTACCCATCTGAAGTCTATTGAGTCACCAAAGAAAGTACCGGTTGCATCTATGTGAGTTACAGTAAGCTTAAGGTTATCTGAGAGGGTAGTCGAGTTTTTGACTGAATCAACCTTTGATAGCATCTCCATCATCTTTGCTGAGTCTAATGAAGTGTAAGATTGGTATTTTTGCAGAAAACTTTTGGCAGCATCGACTACATTACTGTATGCTCGGTCACTAATGGCGTTTCCTTTAACGACATAAGCATCGGCCATGGTCACAGCATTGTTTTGGATAGTGCAAATTACATCCAATGCGCTATCTTTGGATTCTAAAGAGTAGGTTAGAACTTCCTGTTCACCGTTGATAGGTTGGGTTGAACCAAGTTCAGGTAGTTTTGGCGCACCGTAATTCCGAAGTGTTATGGTGTATTGTGTGGTATCGAACGGTAATGCGTTTTCTATGAAGGATAGGGTTTTATCCTGGGCAGTAGAGATCGATGACTGCGCTACAGAAATTCCTCCGAGTATTGTTAGAATTGACAGCAGCAAGATTGCGCAAATTGCTTTTTTTATTTGTTTCATTTTGTTTTTCCTCCTAATAGGATAGTACCATGTTCATATTGCCCCATACAACTAGACTGTTGTAGAGTGGACTGTATTGGAAGCTGGTGCCATAGATGGAGCTTGAAAGGTAATTGAGCGTATATCCGAGACTCCAAGTGGGGTTATTATGCATATAGTAGAAGACCGCTGTGGCGAATTGAGCCCATTGCCAGTTGGTGTTTTCTGGGATACGGTTCTCGAATTGAGGCGACCGCCAATCCCATCCCGCAAAAACCGCTACACCGCTAGCGCCATACTTAGTCATTGCAACGTTATGAGTGAATGCTAGGGGCATTCCGATGTATCCGTAAGCATCCATATAAGGTGGGGCAACCGGATAGCTTAAAGTTGTACCGCAGTGCCAGATAAAGTCAAATTTGCATTTTGCCTGATTTGTCGCTAGGAAAATGTCATTATCAGTGGCAGCGTCAGGGCTATCAGTACATAGCAGCTTATAGTGAGCGCCGTTCCCCCAAGGAACATTGTGGCCTTTTGAGAAAACTGTTACTTTATTATTCGCTTGCTCCAAGGCGGTAAGCGTATTGAGGTATGTGCTTGGGTAGACTCGTGGAGTAGACGGGGGATTAGGGGGCACAGTATCTCCCCAATAGTAATAGCATACACCGTCATAATGAGCGTCAAGGTAATTGTAAATATACTGGCAAGATTGCTGTGACAATGATAATTCGTTGGCAGTATCGCCAGCGCCGTCAGGAGGAGGCGCAGGTGACCAATTGTTGGGGCAAAAAACTCCACTGGCATAGTTGGCAGCACTTGCAGGTTGTATTCCCATTGACAGAACTGGTACAGATAGCAGACTTAGAATCAAAAGCACTCCAATCGACATACTTTTTGTTTTCATTTTGTTTTATCTCCGTCAAGACTATTTGTCTTGCGGTCTTCTCTTAGTAAGCCTGAAAATTTAGCTCTATACCTTAGGACAAGCGTCCTAAAGTATAGGACACAACCTTTCTTATCAAAGCTTAAAAGCAATCACGATTAGCGTTGTAGTTATTGACCAAGTTTTAAATTGGGTGTTTGGTTAATAGCAGGTTATAAACTGCGTTTAAGCCATGCCCTTACCGTTTCATAGCAGAATATTACAACAAGAAGCGTTATTGCCAAGGTGGAAAAGAAGTATTCACGAGTGGGAATAAAGGGTTTTAAAAGTGTGAGTTGAAGCACTAAGAGTCCAATGGCAAAAAATGTATAAAATAGGTATCTTGGAACCAAAAAGCGACTAATTAGTACACAATTATCTAAAACAACCCTATTAACAACATAATTGCCCTTTTCTTTTCTAAGAAGCTTTGCCCGCTCTAGCTTTTCGAGATGGTACTGGACTACGGAGGGGCTGCTTAGGTTTAGTATTCTTTGGATTTCTCTAATTCCAAGAGGTTCACTGGTTGTTAATAATAGGCGGTATATATCAAGAGTGGTTCCTCTTAGAATCTCGCTGGAGTCCTCGGTCGTTAATCATCTCACCCCTCAGCGCAATATTTACTAGCTGTCAAACATTTAAAATTAGCCCAGTTCAACCACTATTTAAGATTGTAAAACACAAAAACAATTCAGCAACACCCTAAGCAAGTTACCTAAGTATGGGCACCTGAAAATTCAATAGTAATTCTTTTAAATGGTGTACGAAAGTTTAGTACATTCATTCGGAAAAATAACATTAAATAAAAGTTAACGCTTTGTAAACAAATACAATGGACTGTACCGAGTAAATACAAATTGCCCAATCAAAAAATCATAATGGCATTAGCGATTATTCTTGCGATCTTTTCGGCTTTTATAGTGGCTGGAGTAAGCTATCTTGTTTTCCCAGACCAACTATCCGCATCGCCCTCCGAATCAATATTCACTATATATCGAGCCATGCCTGTAACACCAATTTACATAGACAGCGCTGGAAATATTAACCCTTCAACAGCACCAATTCAACGAAATGCAAATACATACTCACTTACTGAAGACATCATAAACTATACCATTGTAATTCAAAGAAGTAATATTGTCTTTGATGGAAAAGGCCATACAATTCAAGGATTCATAAATGGAATCAACTCTGCTGCTGAAGGCATAATAATCGAAGAAAAAACAAACGTAACGATAGAAAACGTTTACTTAAAACAATTTTACACTGGTATAGCCCTAACAAGTTCTTCGAACATTACCATCAGCGAGAACACTTTAACAGATATCCACTCGGCAATTAACCTTGACTCATGCAATGACACCTTTATCACAAGTAACACCGCAGATAATGTAATCTCTGCTATCCAAATCGCTAACACATATGGACGCATAGAATCAACCAATAACACAATAAACCAAAACCATGTAACAAATGCGCTAACAGGAATAAGCATTACTCCCGGCTCCTTCAACATAATTAATGAAAATACTTTCGATAATGTCACTGTAGCTATTGTTGAGGGAGGTAACTCAACAATAATTTCAAAGAATAGCCTGGTCAATGGCATGACTGGAATAACAATAGGAGGCACATATGCTGGAGACAATGACTCATATATTGGAGGCTCAAACTGTACTATCTTTGGAAACTTTATCGAAAACTTTTCGGAAACAGGCATAACAGCAGTGGGTGCCAATAATGTTCTTTATGATAACATGATAAGAGATACAAAAACCGCTCTTAAACTTGAAGGGACCAACTGGATAAATGCTAGCGATAACACGTTATTCCATAACAATTTCATAAACAACACACGAAATGTTGCTATTGGAAATAGTACTTTTGTTAATTTTTGGGACAGCGGCAATGAAGGCAACTATTGGAGCGACTACAAAGGTACCGACTCAAATAGCGACGGCATAGGCGACACACCCTACATAATTGACGAAAATAATCTTGACAAGTATCCGCTAATGACCCTTTACGGCAATTGGGAAGCACAACAAACTCTACCAGATCAAATAGTTTGGGCAGCACTTTGGGTGGGCTTGGCTGCTTTCATAGCTCTTACCGGTGTCGGACTAGTGTTTATTATAATCAAAGTAAGAACAAAGCATAACAGAGCAGCGATAAATTCTAAGTAATAATTTCTTAGTAAATCTGTGAAACTTTATCCTTATACTATCCCGTTCCTCTATGCTTGTTAGCAACTCCAAGGCAATTCATTCAAGCGGAAGACTTCATTTTCTGTTAAAGAGCAAAGGTTGAAAAGTCTAAGAAAGAAAAAAGAGGGGGTCTTGTTGGCGATTTAGTTTTGATGGGGCCAAAGAGGTTTGCCTTGGTAGGGCATTTGATACCCATAACCTACTAGCATTTGCTCTGGATATGCCCATGCTGTTCCCCAGTTAGACCAACCTAAAGCATAGGGATTGGTAGTTCCCACTCCTACGCCTGGCCAGCTAGGCATTACTGTTCCGCCCATGTATGAATATGCTGCCGGCACTGGATCGCCAGGATTTACTGGACGCCATTGACCATTGTATAGAAAGCCGATTGCAGGTAATGTATAGGTTGTTCCGCCGCTGTAGTAGGTGCCGCCTATTCTTGTTCTGAAACTGTTGAAGTAGCTTTGACCCATTTCGTTAGATTCAACACAGACGTTAGGTTGATTGCCTACAGTAATCCTAGATGCGCTGCTGCCATATGAAAATACGAACTGTTGGTTCCAGAAGAACTCCCATCTTGATAGAGGTTCATAGTATCTTATGAATAGGCTGTAGAGTTGTCCTTGTACTGAGCCGCCAGGGCAAGAGAACGAATACGGTGTCACATGACCGCTTGAGTCCCAGATGTTAATGGACAGATATCTACCAACGGTAGGCCTTGTAACCATAGCCCACTGGTATTCATAGCTGTTAGTATCACAAATGGATAAGAGGTCGGTTCCTAGATATTTGTTTGAGTCCGTTGAAGTCCATGTGCTGGTAGGATATTCGCCGTAAGTAACTGCGCCCATGACAGGAGCTCCATGTGCAATGTCGTTTGGATCAGTATAAAGTCCTATTGCCCAAGTTCCCGCTTGTGGGGCTAAGTCGGTTTGCTCGTCTGGGGGTTGTATGCTAGACTGGTTTAGGTATTTTTGAGGTACCATTACCCATATGCTGCTGTTGTATTGTAGCCAAATGTTAGCTGTTTTGATTATGGTGCCGTCTCGCCAGTTGATTTCGTCGCGTGTACAGTTTGTTATCCATGAGAGGGCATCAGCGCTGGGCATTTCTGTGTCGGCTTTAGCTGAGTCGAGGTTTGAGATGTCCTTTCCTGAATAGCGAAGGTCTACTGTTATGCAGTATCCTTCCTGATAGAGTTCTTTTGCAGTTGGAAGGTTCGGCCAAGCTGCACTGATTTCACTGTTTGATAAAGCAGTGCTTGGAAGCAAGTTGGCGCTTTCAGCGGTAGTTGCTATGGCAGTGACTTCTGTTTCAAGCGCTTTGGCGCTCATCATTTGAATAGTTGAAAGTGCCAGTAAGCTTATTAGAACTATTGTAATCAGTTTTGTTTTTCTCATTTTTACTCCCTAGGCAGACCTGTAGTCAAGCAAAAATTTAGCTCTACAGCTTAGGACACGTGTCCTAAACTCTAGGACAGACGATCACTTAAATCTTTAAGAAAAGGAAGAATTGCTAAGCTTGCCCCCTCTCTCAAAATGGCCAATTATGACCGACGCTTACAAATGCTGACTTGAATTAAGCCAATTTTCTCTCTATAACCCTTCTAAGGCGTAAAGAGTTGTGTGAGGTAAAAGCGAAGGTACGCAGCAGATTCTTATGGGTAAGGAAGACACCTTTTAGCATTTCGTCGGTAAGCAGTAAACAGCATTGGCGATGGTAATGTACTATTTTGTGTACACTTTTTCCTAAAGTATGGTATTAAATAACAGGTTAGGCCTGTAAAAATCAGAGCTGAAAGAGTTTGTTAGGGTTTAGAGCACAAATGCTTCTAGCCATCGTTGCAGCTATCTTACTGGGTTTTCTTTTGTACGAAATTAGCTATCTTGCTGCCTACCTCATACCCGACGCATCAAACCAAGTACCCACTCCGACGTCAACAACTTCCACGATAGACGCACTATTTGGAGCATTACTTTTGGTAGGCTTAGCTTTTCTTATCGCATTCACGATAGTTTTAATAGGGCTGTTTATTAATCGGCTAAGGAAGAAAAATCATTTTAAATCTTCTGAGCTGAGTCAATTGTAAATAATTCAGACTCGAGAATTACTGTTACTTTCACCCAACCCTCCCCTGCACCGTCTAGTCGTTGTATCATTTGGTTTTATAGGCAATCCATCTGATGAGTGTGCCCCAAGGATTAGCTATGATGCGGAATTCAGCTTGTTTGAGTGGAGGCTTAGTGGATTATGGCTAAATTTGCAGACGGCAATATCCTCGATAGGCTCGAGGACTTAGAAGCACCACCAATAGTTAAAATCTACACTAAAATAATTCGCAGGAAATACAAGAGACGATATCCCTATGCTTATCCTAAGTATTTGGTGCCTGTAAGTGCAAGATACAATAAATTGATATTGGAGTTTTTAGAGAAACCTTTGGAGGAAAAAATCTCCGTCATAGGCGAGACGATGCACTTAACGCTCACCCGACAAAAAAGCGAGACAACCCAAAATGACAACAAATAACACAGACCAAGCCAAGAGTGCTAAAGAACAACTGCTGAAGCTTCTTGAAAAGAAACCTAAAATCTACCAAGACGCGGTCAAGTGGACCCTTGCATGCCGGACTGGGATTAGAATGTCAACGCTATTCGAAGACATAAATCTCTCTAACATGGACCGCACTGCTTTCCATAACGAATTTAAAAGATTGCAAGAGAGCGGTTTTGTCAGGCTTGAAAATGATCCTAAGTACACCTCGGAGGTTATAGTGCATTTATCAGAGCAGGGAAGAGATGAGATCGTTGACCTGTTTTATTCGGGAAAAGAAAAGAAAGAGCTAAAGCGCCTCTTTAGAAGATTTGATTCAATCAAGCTTTCCTCTTAAATGAACACTTCTCAGTCGCCCCCGCAAACGCCAAACTTGACTTAGGTATAGCTAAAAAATGGCTGGGAAAAATTTTCTTGCCCAAAAAATCACCCCCTGAAAACCTCGTCGTTTTGTCGCTCTAAGCTATCCGTAACCCGCTATTTTTGCTAAAAATCTAGCAATTGTTACCAGATAAGCCCTTGCATATATTTTTGCCCCTGACATTTTTGGAGAAAGAAAGATTTTGCGCCAGACAAAACGGCTCAAAAAACATCGGTTAATGTGATAGCCTAGTTCCGAAGTCTTACTCTTTGCTCCAAAGATTGGGGGAGAGTAGTAGACTTTGGCGCCAACTAAATGCAAGGGTGTACCTCTTAGGATTTTTAGCGGTAAGCAGAAAAAACTAAACCGCATAATCCTGCCCTTGCTAGTGAAAGAGGCGCTGGCAAAAGAAGACGTCTACCACATCCTGAGAATAACCAAGGGCTTTAGGCATACAACATCCAAGACTGCCTGCCGACGTATAGATGCGCTAAACGAAGGAGGCTATATTGCTCCAAGCGGAAAACGACCGGGCGCAGTGCAGGGCGAATGTATACTCTACAGGATAACTCGCAAAGGACGAGGAGCTCTGCGGATGGATCGGAGAAGCGGCGACGAATTTTTGGATAAAGCTACCGATGAAGAACTTGATGACTTCTTAAGAATCTACTAAGCGGCGTTTGCTGCTTGGTTTCTTTTTTTGGGCTTGGTTTATAATCCGTTGGCGATATGTCCGTTTTCGGAGAGGTGTCTTTGCGAGGGGTCACAAAGACGTGCCGTCTTTGCGGCGATAGATAGTTTTTATTTCTAGCCTGCAAGACATGCAAGGTGAATACAAATTGGTAAATATCATTGAGGACTGGGATGTCCTTGAGGAATATGCTGGAGAAAAATTGGGCTTCTACCAGCTGCTAAGCAACGATGGAATCATTGAAGTAAGAGTTCAAACCGGACGGATAGGCTTCAAAAAAGAGTTCGCGGCAGGCAATGACCCGTTGCTGACTAAAATTTTGGATTTCTGCAAAAGACGCCGTTATATCCAGATCAGCGAAAACATGCGAGACGACCAATTCTTCAAGTAGGAAGCGAAAGACCTTGAGGAGAAGGCTGAATCGCAAACGTTGTATAGTCTGCGGAAACCCAACAGCGGGTCTTAGCGGCTATGTCTTTTATGAGAGCGGAAGAACACGGCTAGCCGCTCCTTTCTGCCAAGAACACCTAGAGAAGGCGCCACAGTATGCAGTACCCGTCTTTGAGAACCAGGCAGCCCTTGACATATTCCAAAAAATGTTTCCAGTGACCTATCTGCAGGACGTCAAAGGCAACCCAATCCTCTTTTTTGGCAACCATAAAACCGTTAACCAATGAGTTGGAGCAAAAGTGATGCCTGAGCCCACCGACGAGCAAATCGAATCTGTCTTTGAAAAAGTAGTCTTCGTCAGGTACATAGACCACGTCATGTATAATCGAACTTCCGCTCTTACGATGCAACCGCAAGTCAGAGAAGCCGTCGGCTGGCTGGTCTATGAGGCGGAGAATTACATTATCATTTCTTATGACCGCGATTCTGGACCTCCAACGCTGCATGGAGGCGACCCTAAAGCTTCGGGGTTAGTGCTGCTAAAATCAGATGTTTTACGCATTGCAGCGGTTTCTGGGGAGCATCAGCGGAGTTGTGAGTTGAATTTAAAAAGCAAACACGACAAACAAGAACCTGAGTATGCGTTCCGACCAACGGAGCGAAAAACTCTAAAAAGAGCAAAAAGCTCCAAAGGA